GTTTCATTAGTTATGAATGTGTCTTGTTTTGGAAATATAAATGTGTGCATACTCTATTATATAAATATAAGTATGAAATTTATAAGACTTTTAATGATAAATTTATTAAATTACTGCACCTCTAATATCATTATCTGGATATTTGACTTCAAATACCGATGGATCTAATGATGGATATATAATCTTATTATGAGTTGCTTCTGATAAGTTGTATTCATGTGGAGAATAATCCCCATCATTTTGAGTAAGATTTTTAAATTTTACTTCCGCAATTGACTGTACGCCTTCAACTTTAGCTAATTCTAATTCAAATTGATTAGTATTAATTGGTTGATTAAAATACCATTTATCAATATTGAAGAAATCTTTTGCTTTTTGAAGACATTGATCTAAAACTTCTTTTTTATTGAAATTGTTATATACCACTATCTTAAAATCTATTCCTACATTAATGATATATCCATCAATAATGTTAACACTATCCGAAATAATTTTGTATTTTTGTAAATATTGTCTGATATTATATACTAACGCTTCGTTAGATTGAGTCAAGTTTTTATTTGAATTGTAACTTAAAACATATAAATTTAAACTAAATGGATTAGAAACATCAAAATTTACTTTTCTAAAGTTATTTTCTAAACTATTATTAATCAATGTTGTTTGATTTTCATTATTTACAAATCCGTTTAATAGTGTTTGATTTGTAGAAATTGATAAATCCGAATTTGGTATTACCATTACTTTTGCAATTGAACCAAATCTTGGTGGTATTGAATATACTCTAGAAACATAATCGTCAACAGTAACTGTTCTATTTTGAGAACCAAAATTAGCCAAAGCATTTTGTCTTATTTCTTCTACACTTTCTTCATTTTGTCCACCAATCGCAGGATTAGGATTAGATATTCTTAATGAATTTTTAACTGTAGTTAATAATGAATTTTGAGAAGGTGTTAATCCAGTAGTATCATTCAAATATGTAACTGAAGAGATATTTTTAATAGTATCAGACGGAGAGTTCGATAACAACCCACCTCCAACCAAATATTGTACAGTTAATACCGTATTTGATGGAGCCTGACCAAATGTTTCTGAATTTAGTAGTTTACTAGTATCATAATTTAAATTCAAATTGCTTATATTTTGCAATCCTATACCAACTAATTCAGAATTTGGATAAATTACTTCATCAGAAGTCGCATCTGTACCAGCACCAAATTCAAGATAGGTAGTATTATTAGCAGTAACATTTACTACAAACTTTCTTGATGTTTTAAAACTTTTAATTAACTTTGGAACTTCAGATGAATATTGAACATAACTATCATTAGTAAAATCTGTATTTTCAGTTTCGGTAAATACTAAATCTTGTGCCAAATAATCAACTTCATACCACTTATTGTTGTCACTATCTTTTACATCTATTATATCAACAACATTATTTTCAGATAGTGATATTTTATAAAATGGTACGGATGAACCTACTGTAAATGATGCAGTTGTAATTTTTCCTGCAATAACTTTTGTTGATTTCTTTAGTAAAAAGAATTGTGGTACTCCATAATCATCTCTTGAATAAACAGTAACTTCTCTTGGTGAAAACTTACTATCAAGAGAAAAATCTACGGGATCAGTTGTAATGAAACTTAATCCGCTTTCATTGGACACTTCCATATACTCTCTTATTTTAAGAGCATAGTTGTTATCTGGGATATAATTGTTATTAGAATCCTTAATAGACGGAATTAATTGATATAAATCAATATATGTAGTAGAAGACTTGGTTGGTTTTGTTTTATATCCAAGATAATTTGCTAATGCGAGAACATTTTTTCTTTCTTCTGCATATGGCATTAAACTTTCTTTAAATTGATAATCTGTATAATACGAAAGAACATCTCCAATATAAGATGCCATTTCAATAAACATCATACCTGGCGATGCATCACTAAAATCTTTATATGTTCTTGGAAAATATGTCTTTGAATATTCAATTAAAGACGTTTTAAAAGAAGAAAAGTCCCTATTGAGATATTTGATTTCTCTGCGGGAATTGTTAAAAGACTTTTGTATAATATCTGCCATAATTATATATTATTTTGATTAACTGTCAAATTAAGTGTATCTGTTTGATTATTAACCGTAAATTGTATTTTTATATATAATATATAACTATCTGTAAGTTCATTTTTTTCTTGATTTGATATACCAATATCTACTTTATTTACAGTAACGCCAGGTACATAATTATTAATTTCATCGGTAATAATTTGTTTAACTATATCGGGGGAATCTAGTAAATTTTGTTCAAATAGATATTCTTGTAAACCAGAACCAAAATTAGGATTCATTCTTCTTTCACCTTTTTTTGTTCTTAACAAATTAGTAATATTGGCTTTTACTTGAGTCAAAGTATCATAACTTTGTTCAAAGTAACCATTTCTACCAATTTGAAGTGGTAATGTTAGTCCTATTGGATTCATATTATCCCATTGATACCATACCGGAACCTATAGATCCATTTTGTTTCTTTTTGTCAACAGCTTTCATTAAACTTCTAAAATCTCTATTAAGAACATTCATTACTTTACCTTGTTCTTCTGTTACAGGAGCAACTGGTTGTGGTGTTTCTACTGATTCATTCATTTGCATACCAGCAAATGCTTGTGATTTAAACGAAGAATCGAGTCCAGCCATTGAACCTTCATTTGGTATTTTAACTACAGTTTGGTTCAAAATTTCATTCAAAACTGGATTACTTACATACTTTTTAATTTCTTTTGGCTTTTGTACAGTTTCTTTAACTACATTTTTTGTTTGTACTGTTGATGCAACTATGGTTGACTCTTTACCAGATAGTATTTCTGTCAATACTTTTGGAATTAAAGTTGGTAATGTTTTATCCAATTCTTCTCTGATTACAGATCTAATTATTTCTTTCAATTCATTGCTTTTCATACGCTATATAATTATCATTAAACTTTTGGGATTGTATTATTTATTTTGTTATTTATTTGTTCAACTGTAGGTGGTTTAGGTATTTTCACCGTCTTTATTCGTTTACCAATTCCTGATTTAATCTTTTTAGCTAGTGCAACTCCACCAATCGCACCTACCGCACCTCCAATACCGGCACCTAATCCACCACCAAGTTTACTACCAATACCAGCACCGAGTCCTCCACCAACACCGCCACCAATTGCACCAGTTACACCACCAGAAACAGCTCCACCTATTGTACCACCAATAGCTCCTCCAGTAGCACCACTCAAAGATCCACCTACTCCACCACCAATCGCTGATGATGCGCTTTTTACAACTCCACTTACCGCAGAAGTCGCACTTTTTGCCAAACCTGTCAATCTATCAACCGTCTTACCTGCAATTTTACCAGGACTAAAATGTTGCGGGGAAAAGTTTGGAGCAGATATTTTTGGTATTCCTACTGATGGAAGGGGTGGAACACTCGGCAAAGGTGGAATATTTGGAGTACTTATTCCTGATACATTAGGTAAACTAGGTGTAGATACATTAGGAATAGATGGTACACTTGGTATATTAGGAACCGATGGAATTGCAGGAGTCGGTATACTTGGCACAGATGGAATAGATGGTGTAGGAATACTTTTAGCAATATCTGCTTTTTTAGCAACAGCAAACTTTAATCCATTAGACGCTTCAGTTGGAGGACCAGGCAATGCTGGATCAATATCCTTAAATGATTTAAGTTTATTTATCATATTTGTTCAAATTGTACTTCAACTGGACCTTCTCTTCTTAATTTACCTTTAAATTCGCCAGGTAATCCTTCACCAGAAACTACATTAACTGATACTGGTTCTGTAGCGTTTTTAAACCCTTCTGGTGTTACACCATCTACACCTGGTGCATAACCACCACCAGTAACAAATACTCTTCTACTCATTAATTTATCAAGACTGTCTCTTAAAAACTTTAATTGTTTGTCTTGTACAGATTCTTGTGTTTTATTTGGGTTTGGTCCACCTGTTTTTGGATGAGTATGATTATACCAATGAACATGATCTAATAACCAATTACATAAATCATACATCCAATCTACTGTAGTTTGTCCTAATAATACTGGTTCATTTGTTTGACCATATTGTCCCAAATAAATTGCAGGACTATTAATTACTGTTTTATTATTAGTAGTCATTACAATTTGATCATGTGCATCAACTGTATATTCACTATCAGTTACGATTCCATATCTTTCTTTTGAAAAGTGTAAAGTTTCACCAAATCTACTGCTTAAAATCAATCTATCTGTATTAATTACAATTTGATCCCCTTTTAAATTTTCTATATCAAAGTTATATGCAGTAGAACCGTTTGGTGAAAATAGTGGTTGTTCTTCTTTTCCTTGTTGAAATATAGATTTATAACAAGTTGTTCTCCATTTTGATTTTGTTAATCCTGATGTAATATAAATTGAACTACCATCGTGATTTATGTCTTCATTAATTAAACCACCAACATTTTTTTGAGAATCTGTTATTTCAGGAATTGGCGGAAGTTTTGGATGAACTGATATTGGTTTATCTAATGACAATTTTCTTTGTCTATTTCTGATTAAAACCATTGGATTTCCACATCCTTCATTGGGTAAATTTACCGTAGGATCACCTTTATAATCAGAATAAAAACCTTTATCATTATCTCTTACATTATCATATGCAGAAAAACGAATTGATTGTCCGTGACGACTTTCAAAAACAGTATCACCTTCATATCTCTTTAATTTTCTAATTTTTGAATTTGCTAAGAAATATGAACCAAGTACTCCTTTTACTTGATTATTTGCAATTTTTTTATGTGCATTTAAAGATTTCGGACCTATCACTGCTTCCGTTTTTATATCATCATCGGATACTAAATCTTTATTTCCTGTATTATTTCCATAAAAAGATTCTAATCTAAAATTGGATTCTTGATTTATAAATCCATTTAAATTTAATTTTCTGGTATAAAACAACTTATCTAAATATTTTACAACAATTACCACTTCATTTAATAATGGATATTCTACTATACCAGTAGACTCCATTGGAAATGCCCATGACAATTTTTCTTTTTCCAATCCTTGTTGTGAAAAACATAATCTTACTTTACATGCACCAATATAAGTGTAATCTATATCTTTATTTGTAGGTTCGTCACCTTTATAGTTTTGAGGAATATTTTTAGAATCTACTAAATGTCTTTTATTTACTATTTCAGGATGAGTTTCATCCAAAATTACATCCAATACAATTGCAGGTTCTAATTCATAAAATTCATTTGAAGGAGATGTAGATGATTGTCCTCCAACAGATAAACCAATATTATTTAACTGTCCAAAACTAATTGGAGAAGATTTAATATTAAAATATGGCATATTATTTCTTTATTTCAATTGGTGTATTCATCGTTTCTGTAATTTTTCCTACTTCAGCCATTAATTGTTGTCTTTCTTCTTCTGATAACCCACCTACTTCTTCTACACCTTTATTATCGTTACTTACTAATCTTTGTACGATTGCAGCTAATTTTACCAATTGTTCATCGTTCCTCACACTTACATCCAAGTAATCTTTTATAAGAGGAACGATGACAATAGCATCATTTGGTGTTTTAATCATACTTCTGAGATCAGATACCAAAATATCAATTTGGTCTTTTTTCTGTTCAGAATTGATTACAACATCCTTAAGTAAGTTTGAATATTTCTTACCTTTATACAATTCAAAATCTAAATCCATACCTATAAATAGA